GCCGGAAAAGGTGCTGCCGGTCATCTTCAAGAACCGCGGCCTGCTCAGCCACACCGCGAAGCACTTCAAGATGCCCGCCTCGACCATGGCCCGCTACGTCAAGTCGGTCGACAAGCTCGCCGAGGCGATGCACGACGCGCGCGAGGCGATGGGCGACGAGGCCGAGAAGAAGCTGTTCAACCTCATTCGCGAAGGCGACGTGCGCTGCATTCTCTACTACCTGTCCACGGTGCACCGCGGCCGCGGCTATGGCCTGCGCACCAGCGACGACCCGTTCCACGACGCGACGCGGCCCGTGTATGTCGAGACGGTCAACGTCGTGGCGGTGCCGTCGGGCACGTTCCTGCCCGCGAACAAACCCGTGGTGATCGACAATTAACCCGTTCAGGTACCGGCCAGAGCATGTCCCTGTCGCGCCAGCTTCGAGCGAGGAACCGGTCGACTGGGCCGACAACGCACTCTCCAATTTCCTCGCCTTCGCCTCTGCTCGCTTCCTCCCGGACTGGTGTCAGCGGGAAGACCACTGGACAAGCCGTCTCGCTGACGCCCTTTTCACGACGTGCCCGTGCTGCATGGTGTTTCGCGGGATCACCATCGGCTTCGTCACCGGCAGTGCCTTGACATGTCTGCTGCTCGCCCTGCTCCTCGCCGCCAGGTAAACGGTCCCTCGGCCGTCGCGTCCGAGGCGCTGATGGGCCAGAAGTTCATCGACACGCTGTTCGCCGAGAACATCCGCCACAAGGCGCTGTACGGCGGCCGCGGCAGCGCGAAGAGCTGGAGCGTCGCGACCTATCTCGGCATCAAGTCCTCGAAGAAGGAGCGCAAGCGCATCGTGTGCGCGCGGCAATTCCAGAATTCGATCCGGGACTCCAGTAAAGAACTCGTGGAGAAGCGCATCCACGCGCTCGGGCTGGCGCCGCAGTTCGACATCACCGAACGCTACATCATCCACCGCGGGAACAAGTCGCAATTCATCTTCATCGGGCTGGAGCGCAACGTCGAAAGCATCCGCTCGCTCGAAGGCGCGGATATCGTCTGGGTCGAGGAGGCGCGCAACACCTCGGCCAAGAGCATGGAGATCCTGCTGCCGACCATCCGCGCGGCGGGCTCGGAGATCATCTGGACCTGGAACCCGGAGAAGCCGACCGACCCGGTCGACAAGTACTTCCGTGAGGGAAAACCCCCGCCCCGCTCGATAGTCACCCGGGTCGATTTCAGGGATAACCCCTACTTCAACCAGACCGAAATGCCGGCGGAGCTGGAAGTGCTCAAGCGCGGCAATTACGCGCGCTACAAGCACGTCTGGGAAGGCGAGTACGATGTCTCGTACGAGACCAAGGTCTTCACCAACGTCAAGGTCGGCCGCCCGGAGATCCCGGCCGACACGCCGCCGCTTTACGGCATGGACTTCGGCTTCGGCAATGACCCGTCCTGCGTCGTCAAGGTCTTCGTGCTGCAGTCGCGACGGCAGATCTACATCGCGCGCGAGGCGTTCGGCCGGGTGACGATGGACCAGCTCCCGCATCTCGTGCGCCAGGTGATTCGCGACGAGGGCGACTACGTCAAGGCGGATGCGTCGCAGCCGGGCACGATCGAGTTTCTGAACGCGCGCGGGCTGAACGTCTTCCCGGCGCGCAAGGGACCGGGCTCGGTCAAGAGCGGCATCCTGTTTTTGCAGGGTTACGAGATCATCATCGACCCGGATTGCGAGCGGATGCGCGAGGAGGCGCACCTCTATTCGTGGCAGACCGACAAGCTGACCAACCAGTCTCTGTCGACGCCGGTCGACGCTCATAACCATGGGTGGGATGCCGTTAGATATGCAACGGAGGACGTCGCCTACGACACCGCGCTCGATGACGACGTCGACGGCGGCGTTTTGAAGTTCAAGCTGTGGTGAGCATCATGGCCAGACTGACATCGCGATCGCGCAAGCGCCTGAAGTCCTCGTCTTTCGCCCTGCCGGGCCGCCGGTATCCCATACACGATAGGGCTCACGCCTCGAACGCATTGTCTCGCGTCTCGCAGCACGGTACACCGTCACAAAAGCGGACCGTCCGGGCCAAGGTGTGCTCGCGGTATCCGTCCCTGCCAAGCTGCAAATAGTCATGGGTCGAACGAACGATATCCATTCCGGGCTGACCGCAGAGATCCTGCGCATGTTCGTGCTGTACGATCCGGCGACCGGCGCGTTCTATTGGCGCTCCTCGGCCGGGCACGGCAGTTGCGAGCGCATCGCCGGCGATCGCGCCGGGTGGATTGACTCGAAGGGGCATCGCAAGATCCAGTTGCCTAGTTACACGCGCGGCTTTCTTGAGCACCGGTTGGCGTGGCTGTACATGACCGGCGCGTGGCCGTCGGATCAGATCGATCACGAGAACCGGATCAAGGACGACAATCGCTGGGACAATTTGCGCCCGGCGAACAACAGTCGTAATCAGGCCAATCGTGGTCTGCGGCCGCACAACAAGTCGGGTGTAACCGGCGTATGCGCTCAAGGCGACGGCTGGTTGGCTGAGTGCTCTGTCGACGGCAGGCGTTGGCGGAAGTGGTTCAAAACCAAAGGCGAAGCTGTCGCGGCCCGGCAGTTAGCTGTTCAACGGCTCCATGGCGAGTTCGCCGTGAAGCGATAGGAGGCTGTCATCGGTTGTGGGTGCGGGGGGCGTAGCTACGCCCCAAGAAGGTCGAGCGTGCAGCCGCAGCGCGTCAGCCAGCACGCGCCGCTGACGCGGGCGGTGACGACGTCGCAGTATTCCGAACCGCCCAAGGTGGTGCAGGCTGCCGCGCTGGCGCAGCGTCGGCTGGCAACGCCGGTCAGACGCCAGGTGTGATCCTTCGATGAAGCTGCTCGACTTCCTGTTCAAGAAGGCACCGGAGCGGGTCGCGACCGAAGAGCCGATGTCGCCCATCTTCATCATGAAGGGGCAGCCGGTTCGCTTCGTGTCGAATGCGGCGGTGATCACCGCCGAGGTGGCGCAGAAGACCTCGCCGCAGCTCTATCGCATCACCAACTTCATCGCGTCGAGTGTCCAGTCGGTGCCGTGGTTCTGCGAGGTCGATCCGGACGTGGTGAAGAGCGAGCAGGCCTCGCCCGGCGTGATCAAGTCGATCAACGCGCTGCTGAAGTCGCCGAACGACATCTACACGGCGCAGCAGATGCAGTACTGGATCGCGCTCAACCTGATGCTCTATGCGCGGGCGCACTTCAAGGTCGGCGTCGGCTCCGAGGGCAAGCCGAACGGCATCTATCCGCTCGCCGCTAAGCACATCAAGGGTGTGCTCAACGCGCGCGGCGCGGTCGAGAGCTACGAGTACGGCACCGGCGAGCAGAAGACCACGTTCCCGACCAGGCGCATCGCCGAGAAGCGCGGTCCGGGCACCAGCTACGCCTCGGAGATCGCCTTCCCGACGTTGTCCGGGATGGTCGAATACAATCAGGCGCCGGCGGCGATCGAGAGCCTGCGCGTGCCGCTCGGCATCATCACTGCGCTGATGCAGCGTGCGCTCGATACCGCGAGCGGGCATCCGAACGTCAAGTATGTGATCACGGCCGAGAAGACGCTGACGCGGCAGCAGAAGGAAAGCCTGATCAAGCATCTCGAAGAGGCGGGCGCCGACGGCGAGCACTCGGGCGAGATCCTGTTCCTTTACAACACCGACATCAAGGTCCATACGCTCGACAACAAGCTCTCGGACATTCACTCCAAGCTGCCGCTCGACGACATGACCCGCCAGATTGCCGGTGTGTTCGGCGTTCCCGTCGCCTTGCTGGGCCTCGGTAGCGCCGACGCCGCCAAATACGCCAGCAACTACATCGAGAGCCGTTTGAGCTTCTGGCAGGATACGATCGTGCCGTCCTACCTGGTGCCGATCGCCGCGGGCATGACCGCGGCGATCTGCCCGTACGGTGCGCGCATCAATTTCGATCTCGACGCCGTGCCTGCGTTGTGGGAAGGCCGCGCGCAGCTCGGCGTGATGCTGAGCAAGGTGACGTTCCTCACCACGACCGAGAAGCGCGGCGTGCTCGGCTTCGAGAAGACCGACCTGATTCCGGAGGACGTCGCGAGCAAGCCGTTGCCGGGCGACCGGCGCGACGACGAGACTGACGACCGGTCGGAAGAGACCGATCCCAAGACCAATGTCAAAGTTTTGCCGCTGCACGGGAGGCAATGATGGCCCGCAAGGACATGTACAGGCCGGGTGATCGTATCGAATGCGACATGGTGTTCGTCAGCCAGGCCGCGGCCGATCTGCCGGATGGCTACATCAAGGGCATCGCCTCGACACCACGCACTGATCTGTACGGGCACAAGGTGCTCGCCGGCGCGTTCGACGAGAGCATCAAGACGCGCGGCCTGAACAAGGGCCCGGGCATCAAGCTGCTCGCCGGGCACGACGCGCAGAAAGTATGCGGCGAGATCAAGCGGCTGGAGACGGTCGGCGACGACCTGCAGATCGAGGCGCAGTTCTTTCTCGATGTCGGTTTTGCCAGCGATCTCTACAAGGTCACCAAGCATCTCGGCGGCATGAACTTCTCGGTCGGCTTCCGGCTGCAGGAGTTCGAGTTCGTCGATGACGACGAAATCGAGAATGAGGACGATCCGTGGATCTTGATCAAGAAGGGCGACCTGCACGAGGTGTCGGTCGTCGCCTTCCCGGCGCAGCAAGATGCCCAGATGCACTTCGTCAAGCACATGAGTTTGGACACCCTGCCCGATATCGAGCGGGCGATGGTGGCCTGTCGTACACGTTCAGATGCGAAGAGAATCACCCAGGTGGTGAAGAACTCGTTGCACCTGTTCGGCGGACCTGCGCCAGCGGCACAGGAGCCCGCGTCTAAGCATCCCCTGGCGGATGTGACTTGCCTGCAGCCGTCGCTAGAGCTTCTGGCGAAGGCAAAAGCGACACTAAGCTCCCGGTGAGCGGCCGTCGCGCTTCAAACCCATAGGACCGACAACATGTCGATTCTCAAAGCCAGAGCCCGGGCAGCAAAGCAGGGCATCTTCCAAGGCGCGTTCCTCACCAAGGAGGCTCCCGCCGACTTCAAGGCCGCCGAGGCCATGCTC